GGCTTTCGCCCTCGCTTAGCTCTTTCGAGCTACAGCGAAGCTCTGCTTCGGTGGCCGGATAGAGCGTTACTATCCACCCCTTAGAATGAGGCTTTGCACCTATGACAGTACTTATTGATGACGAATATTATGATCCATCTTGCAAGCATTTAAATGGTGCTACGCATACGGAGTATAAAACCGTATTCAAATCCAACTGTGGATGTGATATACGGACTCTCCGGAAGCAAGGGCGCCTTCCAATGTTACCATATCAAGCCACCCACCTCACTGTAGATCGTCCTACTGGGACTATCTTCATAGGCGGTGATGACTTTTGTGCTAACGCTGGGTATGCTCGTTTCGGTGTTGCCCCTGTTAAAACAGAGGACATCGATTACGTAGATGGACGTGCTATTCGCAATCTGTACAACCGACTTCCGGATGAACATCCGGACATTGGTGTTATTGTTGCAGAGAGCCGTGAGACAGTAGAGACTGTCGCGGACCGTGCTATCTCCATCGGCAAGGCTTTTAATTACCTTCGTCGAGGAGATGTACGAAATGCTGCTCGATCTCTAGGAAGTCCTAGATCAAGAGCAGGTATTTCTCGTCCTAAGCACATTCGACCAAAGGAAGCCCTGGATTGGGCGGCCAATGTTTGGCTCGAATGGACCTATGGCTGGCAACCTCTTCTCAGTGATGTGCAGTCCGTTGTAAATGAGCTTGATGACAAATTTGTCATCAATGGTCATAACTTCGTTACTATACATACTACTGCTAAGAGGGCTTTTCAGCCTAACGTCACGGGTAGCAACTATAATACGCTTACGACTAAAGGTAAGCAGACCGTCAGAGTAAGTTACACAGCGCGTGTAAAATACGATGAAGGCTCTTATCGTCAGCCTGTAGCGTATGGGATCACTGATCCCGGCCATATAGCATGGGAGAAACTCCCGTACTCTTTTGTCGTCGACTGGTTCGTCCCCGTTGGGGATTGGCTCAGAGCGTTGACATTTAAGTATTCCAAGAGTATAACTTGGGGTGATATATGTCGATCTGAGAAGATCGAAGACAGAGTCACTGTTTCATCGACTAAAACCCGATGGAAAGTGAATAACCAGTGGTATCCATGTTCGATCACCATGACTCGCAATCTGGACTATTTCAAGCGGTCAGTAACGGTTGATAAACCGCCTAACCCAAACTTGATATTAGACAGCAAGCGACTCTCTGATGCATCGAACATTTACCATTGGACCTCTGCTTTTGCCTTGTTGCATAACGCATTCCACAACCGAACCGGATACAACCCTAACAAGTTGTAAAAGGTTCTAACATCAACCATTCTCTAAGGAGAACAGTATGTCCGCTGTTTCGGATATTTCATTGTATGACGGTCAGGCTACGCCTGTCGAACATACCTTCGAGCCCGTGCGCGTCAAAGACGAGCAAGTGATTTATCAGGACAAATCCGGTGACGTTGTCATCGGCTGGCCTGAAGTCATCCTGGGCAACCGGCTACCGAGTAGTTCAAACTCGAACTACAAGGCGACGGTCCGAATCAACCTTCCTATCACAGAGACCTTGGACGGTGCGAACCATGAAACCCTGGCTTATACTCTTCGGAGTAGCCATGAGTTCATGATCCCGAACCGTGCTACCGCAGCGCAGCGCGCAGATTTGATGGCATATGCCGCCAATCTGATCGCTACCGCTCTGGTTAGCTCCCTTGTTGAGGATCTCGACCTGCCGTATTGATGGACGGCGGTGTCGTTGACCTTCTTATCCTTGTAATCCTAAGTGGGATTGCATGGGTATTGAGGTGTATCCTCAAATGCCTTAGGGAGAGAAATCTCCCTTAAGGTATTTCACTGTAAGGAGTGTTGTCAATGAATAAGCACCAAAAATTGGCGCTTGAACGTGGCTTTCGCCACGTTCCACATAATGCTTCGTATGAAGCGATTATGTCTGCTGTTATGGCTTTCTGTGAAAGCTATAACACGCCTAAATCCTTAGGAATTTGGCTCAGGCTCAAATATGATCCTCGATCATACCTTGAGATTGAGCTGAACCCTTCGGATTTCGTTTCGGCCTATGACTACATGAACATCAATTTCTTGATGAACGTGTTGAAGAAGTCGAACGCTTTTAAAGGATTGTTTGATCCTAGAAAAGAGGCTATGCAGAAGTTCATTGAGTGCGAGTTGGAGTGCGCAAAGACGAATGACCGGTTCCTTTTTTCCGAGAGCTGTGCCTTTCGCACAGACGCAGAACGCTGGATTTTCCATTCAGCGAAGCGTAAAATCTCGAAGATTATGGGGCCGGCCCCATCCCTTAGCGACCTCCCTCTCGCCTTCGGACCTGGAAACAATGTCGGTCAAAAGAGACTAACAGATGCCTTCTACAAATTGAAGGCAGTTCCCACGGTTACGAAGCACCTACTCAGTTCCGCACCCATTATTCTTGGTTCATCACCAAGTTGGGCGCACCTAGCTGCAAGAACAGCTACTGTACCTTCCACATCAGCATCAGTCTTTGTCGATGTTAATGTAGTTGGTGGATCTGAGTTAGGATTCGTTCCTAAGACCGCCAAAACGGACCGCCCGATCTGTACTGAACCACTACTCAATAGCTTTTTACAGCTAGGAATAGGGAAGTACTTACGGGGTAGGCTCCGAAAAGTCGGCATTGACCTTAACGATCAGTCACGGAATCAATCACTTGCACGAGAAGGGTCTATTTCTGGCGATTTAGCCACGATAGACCTTTCGAGCGCTAGTGATATGATATCCTTCTCGATCGTTTATGAACTCTTACCAAGTGATTGGTTCGAACTCATGGATAAAGCTCGTTCGCATTTCTATTCCTATGAAGGGAAATCTTACTCTTTTGAGAAATTTTCCTCTATGGGTAACGGATTTACGTTCGAACTTGAAACACTTATTTTTTATGCATTGACGGTTGCGACTTGTGAATTTCACAATGTTGCCGCCACAGTCTCTGTATATGGGGACGATATTATTGCCCCCAGTAAGTGTTACCGCGCAATATGCGATATACTGCATTTTGCTGGTTTCCAGGTCAATGAGAAGAAATCTTTCCACACGGGTCCCTTTCGGGAATCATGTGGTGAAGACTACTTCTTAGGTGCGCCTGTTCGTGCATTGTATATGAAAGGAGAACCAACAGTTGAGAAACTGATGGCTTGGTGTAATTGGATTTTCGATAAGGATCTGTTATTAGATCCGAATTTCAAATCCTTTTACACGGCACTGAAAAGGATGATCCCTAAAGAATACTATATTCTGAAGGGGCCGTCCGATCAAGGCCATGGGCACTTTCATTCAAAACCCCCTCGGAAGCGCGGTTCACACCGTTACCTCCGTCGAGGTTATGAAGGAAGTGGGTTCTACACTCTAGAATCCGTGCCCATCTTAACTCCGATCGATACTTGGCTCGTGTATTCTGCAGCACTATATAGATTCAGTCAAGAAAAGTTTTCTGACCGTTATCTAGTAGGACGTAGGAATTACACAGCGACCAGGCTCAAAAGACGATTGTCTTTGTGGCAGACTTAACACCCTTCTTTTAAGAAGTGGTCTCAGTATACCAGTCTGAGTGGCGTCTTATGACCTCGGG